CGCTTGTTGGATATTTAATATCCGCCTTGCCCAACACGTGACGAGCCAATCGATCTGCAAAACCATCTTTGGGATACTTGGCGAATTGCCGAACTTCCTCCCAAATAGCAGCTGCGATTTCATGCGCCATCAAATCGGATGCGCGCGTCAAGTCGGCCGAATACCAACCAGGGTAACGGCCAAGCAGTCTGCCAAGGGTCTCTTTCGAAGGGAAAACAACAAACTTTTCCCACGAAGCGGGATCCCAAATTTGGTCCAAATCGATCGAGGTGTCCGAGGACACCAATGGCCAAAGGGCACGTCGCAACGCCGAGCTGCAGAAAACAACTGCGGCCGGCCCTTTCGTTGCAACACGACACTTGCCGCCGGCTTCCTTGACCCCCAGTGCTTCGAGCTTCATCGGGCCCTTAATCTCGGCCTCTGCCATTTCAGTGGCAACTTGGACGGTAAGTTCTTCGTCCAATGCTCGAGACCCAGTGGAAACAATAACCTCACCGGGTCCTGGCGGTCCGAAGACCATCTCGTGATAAGAAACAATTCGTTCACGAGCGGCGGCAAATATTTGAGCGCCACCTCCACCCTTAGAACGTGCCAATTCAAGGCATGCCCCGCGGGTGAATGCGCCCATCGCACTCTCCTGAGGAGGGTCACGTTGGTGGAGGACGCGCCGAACTGCATTTCTCAAAGCATTAATTCTCCATTCCGGGACGAAGGGATGGGAGCGATAATCAGAACGATGGGTAGCCAATGCTTCTTCCATCACTTTATCTTCCGCACCCGGACCCGACTTGCCCCATCTGGCAAGCCGTGCAAATGCAGTTCTCACGCAACGTGGAGAACGTATCGGGAGTACCTGAAGGTGACCAGCAAGATTGGAAATGCTAAGGATCTCCTTCAACAGGTAACACCGCTGAACATCGAAATCGAAACGACGATTGTCGTTTACGGCGACATAGCGTGCAAAGAGTGCCACATCCTTAACTTGTTCTTGAAGTGCAGCGAGGCCACGATGTACTGCCTCGCGCACGATGTGCGCCCTTATACGCTCCAAGCGCCGAATATCAGCAATCTCAGTCGCAAAGCTCAAACGAAAACGCCCACCAATCTGGGCATAAGCAAGTCTAAAAGATCTCCAGAGCATTTGCGCCCCCTTTACGCGATCACGAAACACGCGGGCCTTAACAGTTTTACCAGGCCTGTGTTTCGGTTTCCAGGTTCGTTTTACCTGGGGACGGGCAGATACCTTATTTGGATCTATCTCAAAGCCCGTATCTTGCATTCTCTTGAGGAGTGCAACGTCGAGGTTTCCCCCGAAGTATACTTTCCCCACAAGGAAATGCTTGGAGGGCC